TTATTTTCTTTGGTATATTTTTGTTGTTATTTCTGTCGTTTATAATCTTTTGAAACATTCTTATTTTGTTTGCAACATTCATTCCAAATTTGTACGCTTCGTTTTTTGTTATTCCCGTCATAAATTTTCTGATTCCAGGATCTAAACTTATAAACTCTTTTCTTTTAACTGATTTTTCTTGTTCTATTTCTTTTCCAGTTAAAATTGTATATTCATCTGTCTTTTTACTGTAATGTAATGTGAAGTCAGATTGTGGTGTAAAAACGACTTTTGATACTTTATTATTACTTTTGTAGAAAGCTTCAAACTTACCAATCTTGCCAATTTTCATTACATTTTTATCAATGTCTTTTTTTTCAAACATCATTATTTTAGATGCTCTATTTTTTCTCATTCTTCTGATCCTAAAATGTTTTATATGTTTATTTCTAATTAGTGTTAAACAAGTCTTATAGTTTTTACATGCCAATTTAATTGCTTGATCCAAAACATGACTATCGACCTTTTCCCCTTTAATATTACAAAAATTTTTGACTCTCAATTTTCTGTTTTTTAGACATTTATCTCTGAGATATTTCCAACTGTAAACTTTTTTATTATATTTTCCTTGTCTTTTAATGACTTCCAATGCAAAATTATACATAGATGCATGTGCATCAAACCAAATATCAAGTCTTCTTCTTTGTTCTGCAGTAAATTTGACAGTATATTTTTTGCCTCTAAATAAATGTTCATCCTCTTCAAGTTCGACTCTTTGAATAGTTTTAATAGAGTTGATATTTTTATTTTCGTATCGAAAAATATTGAACCAAGAATTTGAATCATAATTGGAAAATTGGATATTATTATCGGGAATCCAAATGTCATTATTATGCTGCAAAATATTATTTTTCATACCATCAATATACTTCTGAAAATTTTTCTTTTTATTGTTTTTCATTTTGTCTCTAATTCTTTTATTTTTTTTCATAATATGAGTAATTGTTATTTCTTTAAATAAGTTATATAAAGAATTGTAAAGTATAAAAAATAAGTATATATGAATAATAAAAAGTATGTAGGTGGTAAACAAGCAAGTACAATATTAGGTGTTCACCAAAGAACCCTTTACACATGGGAAGAAAAGGGTCTAATAGAGACAATAAGAACTCCCGGAGGAAAAAGATTATATAATGTTCAAAAATTTTTGGAACAAAAGGAATGCGAAAAAAATGTTTGTAAAAATCTAGAAAATTTAAACAAGGAAAAGAAATTAAAAATATGCTATGTAAGAGTGTCAACGGCAAATCAAAAAGATGATTTAATTAGACAAAAGAAAATGATGATGGAAAAATATCCAAATTACAAAATAATAGAAGATATAGGTTCTGGTTTGAATTTAAACAAAAGAGGAATAAGAAAAATAATAGAATTGGCAATAGAAGGAAATCTTAAAGAACTTATAGTTGCATATAGAGACAGGTTGACAAGATTTGGTTTCGAATTAATAGAAGATCTGATAGAGAAATATTCAAATGGAAAAATAGTGGTATTAAATGAAAAAGACAAAATAGAACCAGAAGAAGAAATAGTGAAAGATATGATGGCAATAATGAATGTATATGTAGCAAAAATGAATGGATTAAGGAAATACAATAAGAATAAATTATAAATTATAAAGAAATATCAAATTTGAATGCTACTAGTTGCTTCCCATAAACCCACTTTTTTACGATCCTTTACATTTCCTTTTTGATATAATTTACCATCTTTATAAACCTTCCATTCGCCAAATTTTATAATATCGAAAAAACACGTAGATTCTATTTTTCCCTCACATTGCAATGTCCCCTTTTCATCATATATTTTCATTATTCCCTCATCTTTTCTGCCATCATAAGTCACTTCTGACTTTAGTGTTTTGTCTGAATAATATACTTTTTTAATAATGTCTTGTATATATTTATTTTTACGCAAAAGATGATTTTCATAACCCTTGAATAATTTATTATTATTTTCATTATTGACATATATCACTTCTTGTCTAACATTGCCATTATCATGATATTCAACTTCGCGTAATATTTCATCATAATTTGTTTTTTCATCAAACCATATTTCATACAGTTTATTTTTTCCATCTTCTGTCAATTTTACTTCATGTTCTTTATCCAATTTATATGTTAATAGACCCAATACATTATATTTAACTGAATCAAATCTTTTTTTAGTTGTATATGTTGTTTTTTCAGCTAACTGGCCATTTCGATGCCATGCTTCATACTTAGCAATGAACCCTCTAGATGAATAGATCTGTGTGCTAAGTGGCTTTCCATCATCATAATATATATTAGTTACATCAATATTCAGGCCATTGTCAAATTTTTCTGTTATTTTCACTTTGCCATTTCTATGATACTCTATATAATCACCAATTAACTTTCCAGATTTGTAGTTTGCTTTTTTATAAAGTTGTTCATTATCATACCACTCTTCATATATGCCATCTAAATCTCCATTAATTACAATACTTTTGGATTTTATTTTGCCATTTTCATGATATGTGGTTTGTCTATAAGAACTTTGTGTTGTGTCAGGTGCAAAAACATTTTCATGAATGTCAAACCATGGATTTCTTCGAATAATTTCTTTTGACAATTCATAATCTCTATAATTTTCATCTATGTGATCAATTGGAGGAAACTCTCTTTTTGATTTTATATTGCCATTCTGATAATATTCATTTTCTACATTCACTTTAAAATTTTTATATAAGTAATATTGTGTATATAAACGTCCAGAACGATAATAAAAGTTCATCTCATTAATACAATTTTTATTATTATTCATAACAATGATTAAATCATTAATATTAATTGTTGCATTATCAATATCAACGATGTTTCCAATTTCATACAGATAATGTGTTGTTTGTTTAAAATTTTCGTCACAAATATCACAAACTTTTAATTTCTCTGCATGTACTGCCATATGTGATTTGTCATGTATCTCTGGAAAATTAATTATTGTATTGTCTGTTTTTTCTAATACAATAGCCATATAGTAGTAAATAACAAAGAAATATTTTGGATTTTCAAAATCGTCATTTTTGTATTTCTCAATAAACTCATCCATTCTTATTTGTTATATAATATATTTATAGTATATATAGGGCAAAAGATCTAAATTTCAATTTTTTTATTAGGCACTAAAATACGAATAAACAAAATTACAAATTTACACAAACAAGTGTGTTTATAATATGACCATCATGATATTTTTCTATTTTTACTACATTTCCTTTTTTATCATATGTATTCCAATCTCCAAATTTTTCACCCTTCATAAAATAACCAGTACTGCAAGTTTCTCCTGTCTTGTATTTCTGAATGCAAAATCCATCAGCCATGCCATTTTTAAATTCGACTTCAGAACAAACAGTATCATCAATATAATATCTGCATATTCCTTCAATAGTTCCTTTTACAAGTTGAAATTCTGCATAGGGTTCTCCATTGTCTCTCCATGAATTTATTTGACCAGTATAACGCGCTTCTCTTCTTCCAAGACCAACACAATATGCAACAGAAACTGATTTATAATAGATAATTGGATTTATGTTGTTTATGACAACTTCTCCTACTGTAAAAGTATTTCCTGTTTCATTGTCGCGCATACTTCTAATAACAGTATTATCTATTTTATGCATTATTTTCTTTACCATAAATTTTGTACCTCTGTATTTTGCATGTGATGGCGAATATATGTCTGTTCTATTTTCATCATTAAGACAATCAAATGTTGGCTCCATCACAACAATCCATAAAAAGTTAACTGAAGCATATACGTCCATTTTGTCGAAGGTAAAAACACGACAACAGTAGTATTTGAAATAATATTTAATATATAGAGTTATTTAGATATTTTAAGGTTCAATTTTTTTATTTATAATTCGGTCTTTAGACCGAATTACAAATAAAAAAATGATAAAAATCCGCATAGGATTTTTACAATTTTTAATATTGTTCAGTTCCTCTTAAACAAAATGATAAAAACATGCTTGCCATGTTTTTACAATTTTTAATATTGTTCAGTTCCTCTTAAACAAAATGATAAAAACATGCTTTGTCGTGTTTTTACAATTTTTAATATGTTCAGTTCCTCTTGAAAAAAATGATAAAAATCCGCACAGGATTTTTACAATTTTTAATCTAATAAATTTGGCTGTAGTTCAGTTCACCATTCTCATGATAAAAATCCCATTGTCCATATCGAAAACCATTATTAAAATGGCCTCTTAGCTTTAGATTTCCATTGTCATGCCAGTTATAATAATAGCCTGTGTAATTGGATGTGTCAAGGCCTTCAAAATATGCACGTATTGGCATTTTGAAACACTCAATACCTGTATCATAATCACAAATAGCATCGCCAATGTTGTAGGTGTCATTCAAGATTACTGTTTCATATTGGATATATGGATCATATTTATCAACTATATCAACAATCATTACGTTATTGCATATGTATTTATCACTCTCTTTTACCTTGTCTAGGTTTTTTAAGACAAACATATAATCGTCAACAACCATGTAAACACAATTGTCGTATTTATTGTTTTTGAGAAAAATCCCATTATATACATTCGAAGTAAAATGCATATTAATATATCATTAGTAAAGATATTATTACTTTGGGTTTTAAATTTCAATTTTTTTATTTATAATTTGGTCTAAAGACCAAATTATAAATAAAAAAATGATAAAATTCTCGTATTCCACAAATTTTTTATTGTAGTTTCTTTTAAATAAAATTCTGCAATGACATCAGAAAAACTTTTTAGTATACTGATATACTAAAAGGTTTTTCTGTTTTTTTGTTTTTTATTTTGTTTGTTTGTTGTTGTTTGGTTCTACAAACTGATATCATACACGACGCTTAATCGTGCGCGACAGCAAAGTGTAGAGTGATGGCATTTTGTCTTCTCCAAAGGCCTTGCAAATCGACATGTCGACAGCTGCTTGGATCTCTTCCTTGGTCAAAGGGGTTCCTTGGCTTTCGCCAAGAATCTCTGCAAAAAGCTTTCTGATGCCCCAAAAGTCATGGCAAAAATCGTCTTTTCTAAACAAGCCAATGATGGCTCGCAGAGAAATTACGCTTTTTCTCTTGATGGTGTCCAAAAGGGAAAATAGTTCCCCGTAGACGCGTCGCGATAATATGCCGTTACTTAAGATGCTTCTCATAGCCTTGGTATCATTCTCTGTGAAGAGAACGTTCGCAGGGACTTCCCTATCCATCGCACCTTGGCAAACGAAAATGTAGTCATCAACAACCTCAACAGAAGAAACCTTAGGAACGGCAGAAGCCATTTTAGAGAGATGGGGAGCAATTCGGAAACGCCGAAGAACGGGAAGTATCACTTAGGCAATTAGATGCTTTAGCAATGTGTAATATATGTCTTTTCCAATGGGTTTTTCAGTTGGTATGATTTTTCAATTTTTTATTTTAATTTTATGTCTAAGACATAAAATTAAAATAAAAATGATAAAATTCCCGCTAGGGATATTTTACAATTTTTTTATTTCTTGATTTGGCGAAAAACAAATTGAAAAATAAATAAATGCTTTATAAATAAACAAGTTTGTTGACCAATTCAACTAAATTGCTATTGACTGTAATATCACCGGTCATAGGTTGTCCACTAGCATCAATAGGTTTGTATACATCATAGTAATTAACATTAATATCAAATGGCAATTGATGGGGTGTAATTCTTCTATCACAAATAACTACACATGGAATATTTTTTGCATATATATATCCAAGTCTAATCATGACTGACGGATCAAATCCTAATTCGATAGGGTCTCTCTTAGTTGAATTTTTTAAGAGACATGATATATCTAAAACAACAACATCTACATTCTCTAGATCCGATAAATTACTTTTGCTAACAGCAGACGACTTATTTATATTTACAATTTCATATCTTTTTGTTCCAATAAGAGTATTTATAAGTTTGCTTGTTGCGGTATCAGAATATTTATCAGAAGTAGTAATAAAGTCGTAATATGGAGCACAATAATATACTCTTTTCTTTTTTGCGGGGACTTGCACAGTTTTTACAGTCAATGTGTTGTACAATCTGCAAAATTGTTCTGTTTCATCATTTGACAAATCTTTTAAGATGATATCATAATGATTTGAATTTGATGAATCAAAGTGTTCCAATTGATAACTGTATCCGAATTTTTGTCCATATCCTTTATCAGTACATTCCAATATTACAAATTTTACAACCTCTCCTCTTACATAATCTGGTTCAATAATTTTTACAATTGTCTTTAGTGATTTTGTTAAAAAATCTGATTTTTTCATGTATTCTCTTTTTGAAAAAGGATATGTCTTATATATACATATGTATTCGTATAATTTTTCTTCTTCCTGTTGTGGTTCTTCAACTGTTTCTACTTTTGATTCTTCAACTGTTTCTACTTTTGATTCTTCAACTGTTTCTACTTTTGATTCTTCAACTGGTTCTACTTTTGATTCTTCAACTGGTTCTACTTTTGATTCTTCAACTGTTTCTACTTTTGATTCTTCAACTGTTTCTACTTTTGATTCTTCAACAGGTTCTACTTTTGGTTCTTCAACGGGTTCTACTTTTGGTTCTTCTAAATGATTCAATACGCCGATTAATGACACAGAATCTGAAAAATAATTCATTTTAGGATCTACCGAGTTTTTTGTTTCTTCTGTTGTTTCTTCTGATTGCCTTTTCCTTAGCATTTCAAGCATATGATCTGTTTTTTTATAAGGATATTTTGTTGACTCTACTGTTGACTCTACTGTTGACTCTACTGTTGACTCTACTGTTGACTCTACTTGTGAATTGTCATTTGGTTTTGTATATGTATTTTCGAAAATTTCAAAATTTTGTTTGATCATATTATCCAATGCAACATTTTTTTCTAATTCAACACACTCATTATATACTTTGTCTGCGGATGATAAAAAGTCATTAAGAACTTCTTTATCCATTTCTACTTGTTCTTCTAAAGGGGCTTCATTGGTTTGCTGATTGGCTGAATATTCCATAGATTTGAATATTATTAAATTCTTATATAATATTCAGTATTAATTTCAATTTTTTTATTTATTGGCGTTTCAAATTTTCATTATTGTCTAATATGGCAATTAAAAAATTTGAAAAACATAAATAATAAGATGTCTATTTAATATTAAATCACACATGTCAAAATGATTACGCGCGCAGAATACGTTAAAATGGCATTGAATAAGAAATATACATTTATTCATGTATGTATGCTATTATTTACATTATTATATTCCATGTTTACCAATAAATTTATGTCATACAATCAATCATATATATTATTAATGGCACAATTTGTTAATTTTGTAGCAATAGTGTTAAATGTATTAATATCATTCTTTTCAATTTTTAATTCTCATGTCAAAAATTATGGATACTCTCTAATATTATTTTTTGATATATATCTTATTGGATCAATTTTATTTTCATTTGGCGATGAATTTGATTTGATTCATAACTTTTTACACATAATTACATTTTTTATTACTCTAATGATGTTTATACATACCATAAATGAAATAAATAAATTAGAAAAAGCAGAAAGAACATTAGCGTAAATATTCATCATTATTATTTTCGATATCGCTTTCAAACATTCCATATACAAATTCATTTGCTTCGGCACTATTAAAATGTAGCATATCATAATGCCATTTGTCATAGCAACCAAGTGAGTATAACATATGTGATAAAAATGAAGTCACTGACGTGATGAAAGACAATATAATTCGTATCAACAACATTTTATTTAAGTCTTCAATTGTATATTCACAATTGACGGTTGTCAATGCATGAATTGTAAAACAAAATTGTATTATGATTGGGAAAAAATATAATCCTGAAAAAAATTTTGCACATTGTGATTCTCTTTTTTCCAAAAAAATAATTATTACAAATACTGGCATAAACAATATATTTATGCATAGTGAATACATAATTGCTAAATATATAGTCTTTGCAGAAACTGTTGAATTATGGCAGTCATTCTTGAATTCAATGTCTTTTATGATATTGAAATATGTACTTGCAACAACAACAGGAAATATGAATGTGACAATTAAATATGCAAAGAACTTTATAAAAGCAATGGTTCTCTTATAAGACATTTTTGATTTTATTATGTTTATACCAACTGTATGATAATGTATTATTTTCAATTTTTTTATTTCTTGATTTAGTGAAAGCTAAATTGAGAAATAAAAAAATGATAAAATCGCGAATAGCGATTTTACAATTTTTTTATTTGTTGTTCAGTTCTTCTTAAACAAAATGATAATATTCCGCAATTTTTTTATTTGTTGTTCAGTTCTTCTTAAACAAAATGATAAAATTTTATATTTGATTGTATATCTGTTCTTCTCGATGTGTTCTTGGATATAAAATGTTCTTAATTTCATCAAACAATTTGTATATATGCATATCTAATGTTTCATGATAAGTCATTACAAATGACAACAATATCGTGAAAAAATGAACAACTACGACGAACGCCATGAAAGCATCTATATTAAAATGACTCATAGTTGTATTTACATTGCAATTACTAAAGTGTTTATAATAGACCATTATCATAAGTGAATGGTAAAAGATTTTCGAAAAATAAGTTACGATACTCATTATTGTTTGTTTTGGAAAGTTAATATAATGATAATATAAAATTAATGTATGCGCAGTGGTTGCCAAATTAAATATTGACATACCGAAAAATGGACTTGTAGAACATTCACTTGCATCTGTCGCATATAAAATGACTGATAAAATAAAACATATGCATATTGCTAAATCCAATACAATATATCCAATCGCAATAAATAGACCACATCCATATTTATTTATACTGTTTAAAAAACGATTGCCTCTAGATTGTTCCATTTTGAATAATAAAGTTTATAATACATATAATTATGTATTTCATAGTTCATCTTTTTCAATTTTTATTTATGGATCATTGAATAACAGTGGTAATGCAAATTCAGTTTGTTGATTTTGAACATCAAATATGTATTTATTTAGCAATCCATTTGTATCAAATTCCAATAATCCAAATAATACAATTTGATTTGCCATGTAAAAAACAAGAATAAATTTTTCATATGTCAAAAAATCAAACCAATCCAGATCAAACACAATACCACAACCTCTTGAATTTAACAAATAGATCATTACTAATAATGAACATGTGAACAAATGGTAATAAAATATCGGTCTGCGTGTTTTAAGTCTTTTTTTCAGAAACAAATGACAAAACAAAAACGCAATTGTTGGACTCCATAATACAGTAAACATAATATTTAATAAAACTATGAAATCGTTCGCTGTTTTACAGCATTCATATACCTCAAAATGATTTTGAATATTAGCGAAAAAAATATGAAATGATATAAACCCTAGTCCAATTAGGTAATATAGTCCAACTAAAAAGTATGAATAGTACTTGTTATGATCCATCTTATCGTTTTTTTAAAAGATAAACAGGGTAATATGTAGAAATTTTTAATATCAATTTTTTTATTTATTAATTTAGCTGATGCTAAATTAATAAATAAAAAAATGATGAAATTCTCACTAGGGATATTTTACAATTTTTAATTTCTTGATTTAGCGAAAGCTAAATTAAGAAATTAAAAAATGATAAAATCGCGAATAGCGATTTTACAATCCAAATATCTCTCTTAATTCATTTAAAAAATAATATTCTGTTTTGCAATTCCCATTATCGTCCCAGTATTTCCATAATCCACTTTTTTCTCCCTCATAATAGTTGCCTTCATACTCTTTTCTATTATTTGTTTTATTAAAACAAACCCATTTGCCTGATTTTTTGTCATTTGAATACACACCTGCCTCAATCAAATGATTGTCAATCAGAAATTTATATTCACCATTCTTTGCCCCATTTACTAGTTTGTAACAATAAATTTCATTTGGATACATATATCGTGTCACGTTGCAAATTCTGGGATAGGGAAGATTGATATCATTGACATCAATATTATATGAAAAAGTTTTGTATTCATCAAATTCAATCACTTCTGCTTTTTGTTCTATTTCTTTTTTGAAGTAAGAAATCACAATTTTATCATTTTTATTATATTCATTTGCAATATCACCATTTTCATAATATAATTTAAATTGTGCGGGCTGCATACATATTTCATTTTTGTCTAACATGTTTGTATATTCATATCTTATTGACCCATTTTTATAATATCCCGTTGCTGAATAAATATTGCCATTTGTATATGTTGTTTGATTTTTTATATTTTGATTTTCATACCATTCCATATATAATCCTTCTAATTTTCCACATAGGTGATAACATTGTTTCTTCTTTGCTCCATTTTCATACCATTCAATATATGTTCCAGTATCAATATCCCTCTGTTTTGTATGATAGTAATATGCTCTTTCGATTGAGTGAAAATAATAAAGTCCAGTAACATTCATAACTTCATTATCAACAATATATATTGTTCCATCTGCAGGATTTGTTAGTTGTTCTATTTCCTGTTTTGGATCGTATTTATTGATGATCTTCGAAACCACAAAAGTATTTCCCTTTATTAAAGCATAGTCTATGTCAACTATGTTTTCATTTAATTCCTCTTTTGTTTTATCTATTTTCTTTAAAATGACTATTGAGTCTCTAATTGGTTTGTATACATATGTTTTATCTTTGATAAAATCAGAACACAAATTGACAATTTCTTTTAGCATCATCACTATATAATAAACAAACATAAAAATATTGTCATGCTGACGAATATATAAATTATACAATCTTGTTTGTCGACTATTATGGAAAATGAGAATAGCATGTCTCGATAGGGGTCCACGAGTATCTTTATCGCTATTCATCAACGCATTTAGTTGTGTAATAACTACGTGTGGGTTTTCCATAAACAAACAGGAGTGTTATCCTATTAGATATAAATGACAGGGGGCAATGTATATGTCCAGTGCGATTGCACCAGTATCTTGGGCATACGCTGCACCATTGAACCAAAAGATTTGGAAGCTCGCTCCATCTCGCCGCTTAGGACGACCTGTCATCTAATAGGATAAATAAATTCTCCATGATAAACAATATTAATATTTTCTTAAGTGTTTTTAATTAAATTTCTTATATATAACTAATATTATGCAACAATATTCGCAATTAAATCATCTAATTTTGATAAATCTGGATCTCTTCTTCCAAAAATAATTTGTTTTACTTTTTCCATATAATCAGGCATTTGTGTTTGGAATTTTGTATACATTTGTCCTTTAACACCTTTTTCCAAGAATGACACAAATATTAAATTTGCAGCATATACCTCCTTTGTGTATTTTTTAAAGATTCCGATAAAGTCCATTCCATTGCAATTTGTATTTTCTTCTTCATCTGTCACAATGATAAATGTTTTTACGACCTGTTTATTTAATAAATATGGAAACAATGAAGCTGCTGGTGATGTTGAACCACATGCTTTACATGCTTTGCTAAATAATATGACATCATTAACTGTTTTTGGTGGTGTTTTAATAAATTCATCATTATCTCTAAAAATTCTTAAATCACATTTACAAAGTGCAGTCAATACTGACATTATAATACCGCTTGTCTTAATTGCAACTTCCATTGATCCAGAACCATCACCTAAAACCACAATTGGCTGTTCTAATGTCACTTCATATGATTCTAATTTTATTTGTGCATATTTTATCATTTCATTGCATAATTCTGTTGCGGCATATGAATTTAACCCTTTCAAATAGAATATTTTTGACATTAAAACACCATACGAAATATTTTTAATTGTTTCTGGATTTCTAAAGCATGATGTCAATGATTTAAACACATTTTCACATTGAAATTCTTCAAGGTACCATATCACACGTTCAACCGGTGTATAACTTGCCACAACTATTTTCATTTCATCATCAAGTTTAATAAATGGAATTGTTCTTAAGAACGAATAATCTGGTGCATATTTGTATATATATTCTTTGTAATTTGTTTGTGTCAAAGATTTCATTGCATATACAATTGATGATTCTGGGGCTGGCTTTCCAAAAACGAAATCTTGGAACCAGTCAAGAGAAAAATCAGATGGTTTTGTATGGAGTAAATCAATAAGCTGTTTCCAATATGTCATGCCGTATGACAATGCATAAAATTCTAATTTATCTGCTGGTATTTTTTTAACCCAATTTGTCACAATCATATTTATTTTCGATTTTGTCAAACTCCATTGAACACCCTCATTCAATTCTTGATTTACATTTATTTGTGACTTTATAATCCCAACTTTACTTTTTTGTGCATTTTGCTTTTCAAATCTCTCTAATCTTGCATTAAGCTGTTTTAATCTTCTTCTGCTGTCTAAAATCTGACATGCTTTCAATACTTCTGGCAATTTGTAAACTCCATATGTTAATAATTTTAATGCATTGACTCTGTCATTCAATTGTAGTGTGCATGCTAAAATTTTGCCTAAACTTGTGGTTGTCATTTCAATACCTGTGTCAAGTAACAAATAAAGAGTTTTGAAATACTCATCTTTCTTGAATTTTTGCTGCGCTTCGTGTTCGTCGTTTCTGGTATTCGAGCTTGTGAAAATCGCTTTGAAATTCATTTCTCTGTCCATTCCAGATAAATAACTTTGAACAAAATGTCTTTAAGTCATTTTATACTAAAAATAAGCATAAAATGATTAATTATATATTAAGAAGTTTTTTTGCTTCAAGATATTTGTGTTTATATTTCATGTAAAGTGCATAATAGTCTTTTTCTCTGGCAATTGAGCCACCGCGTTGTTGTTCTTCGTCCAAAATAACAAATTCATCTTTTGCAATACGATCCAACATATCTTCAGAAATACCGCCTCCTTCCTTCATTAAAGATTTATAAAAAGTGTACGTGTTCCCGTTTCTTCCTCTATAAACTGTAGTATTTTCTGTTTCACGTACAATTGTTGGGTTATTCTTATTAATAAATTTAATATGTTCTTCGTGATTATCATCTGCATAAAATATGTTTTTGGTTTTGAATAAATCCTCTAATAAAATATCTTTATCAACCTCTTTTCCATTGATCAGTGGGTTTATATGATCTTCGTGAATCAAATCACCTACATCAATTAATCGTAATATTTTTACCACATTTGATTTTATCCCTCTTGTCGCAATATACAAATTTTCTTTTCCTATTCTTTCAAACATTTTTTTTATTTTGTTGAGTCTTTCTTGACCATCGAAAAAAAGATTAATAAATGGGGTAATATACGTTTCTTTATCTGTCTCATCAGCAATAGTATCTTTTAAATAATAATCCCGAATTTTATCGTAAATAGTGTTTGTTGAAGTTATAGAATATGCATTTTTAAAAATATCATAATCTGATACGAAGTAATAGAAATGTTTTATAGTCAATGTACAATCAAAATCAAAAACATATACTGTATTTGTAAAACCAGTAGTGGAATCAACAGTGGGAACACTTGAAGCAACAATACGAGTCGTAGTAAGAGGTGAAAAGCTGCCATATGACTCCTGATTCTGGGTGCCTACAGGTCTTTCTGTTCGTACATCTGGATTTTCACTATATGAAAACAATTCCCTGTGGACTTCACATATAGATGCAATGTTAGAAAATATTGCATTGGTGTCATCGCCCACCTGTATCAATCTTGTTTTGGGATTTAATTGTAGTTTCCATTTCGAAGCCTTATAGTCCTTAACGAAAGTGAGTGTTATATAATTCCCCGGCGTAGTTGAAAGTCTTATCATCATAGCTCCTGGAGGTTTAGTTTTTAATATATTATCTTGTTGAGAAGATGTGCCAGAAACAATATAATTGGGATTATCCCACATGAAATATAACATACTTATTATATACAAAGCTATTAAGTTATTATCTACATCACTGCTTTTTAACGCGTTTATTTTATTATCAATAAATATAGGAAGTATTACATCTGCAGGCATGTAGATGCTGGTTCCAGTTTTTATGTTCGAATAATCCTTGTACAATGTCGGTTTTTTACTAACATTATCAGTTCCACCAATATGTGCCAAATGGTGATTGTTGAGATTATTTAAAAAAACCCCCAGCAGTTTCAGTTTTAATTCATCATCAATTGTTACCGGACTATGGTATTTTAGATAATTAATATTTTCAGTATATACGCTTTTTACACTTTGTTTTTTTCCAGATCCAGAATCTATCTCAGTGTAGGGATTCATAATAATGTTTCCATTTTCTAGATCTTTTAAAATCATGTCGTAATTTATAGGCGATTTAAAATTTGTATTATATAGGTCTGCAATATCTCTTGCCAATTTATATACAAATAAGCAGTGCGGATATTGTTTTTCTAAAGTATCATAATAATTTGGATGGTTGACAAATCCCTTCTTAATTACTCTTTCAAAATCTGGGAATGATTTTGAAATGACAAAATCAACAAAATCTTTTTTGTTGTTTACATCAAAATTAAATAACCCGATTGTACTTCTATCAAAACTTGTTATATATTCAGTATATGGTACCTCGTTTTCAGGACGCGCAAAACTGCCATAAGCCATTGCCATTGTATATAATATATTATTCATATTTTTTTAAACATCCACTTTTTTGCCATTGACAAAATCAGATTTGGATATTATCTTTCCTCCTTTATTCCATTGTATAATTTGGCCATCCAACTTTCCATTTTTATAATAACATTCGTATTTCTTTCTGCCATTTGGAAACCATTCTATATATTTTCCATTGTAATAAAAATGGCTTCTTGTCAAAGGATTAAATTTTGCAATCTGATAAAAGATTTTTAATTCATCGTAAAATGCCCTCTCTATTGACTTATAATACCTTATACCATTTTTATTGACATTGTCTGTCATTATTTCTACAATATTATCAACAACTAATTCAATATTTCTTCTCTTAAAATAACTGTTTTCATCAACATCATCATTGATAATTAATCTGTCTACAGTATTAGTTGGAATCATTTTATTTATTATTTTTATTACTTTCAATTTGTTTGCCTTAAATTCAGCAAATTTTTCGTCAAATAACACTTCACTATTTAAATCATCGATTCTGTACATCTCAGATGATTTTGAATTGACAATCTTTGCTTTTTTACTTGATTCATTATCAATTGTATCACTTAACTTTTCTAATATAATTACATATTCTGGGCTTGATTTATATACATACTTAATTCTTTTTGGTTTACACAATAATTTGTCCCTTGTGTTTTTATTATTCATGTATTGTTCATATGCACTCTTTATAATTGATATATTTGTATCATCAAAACTATTCATATTAAACGACATATATTTAATATAAACAAAATATTATGATGAAAAAAATGACACAACATTATCAGCGCCTTTTCGAAGGGTATATGCTGTGTTTTTTATTTTGTTATTGATATTTTCTTTTAATGTTGCAGTTTTTTCAGTCATAGTTTGTGTCAAACTTGTGACTTCTCTAACATTATTTGCAAATGCATCTTCCAATGATTCAAAATAATATAAACCATAGTCTTTAGCCATTTCAGAAGTATAAAATGTATGATTATTTATAGTTGTATATGCATTAATTCTATAATTTAATTTAATAATATCTTCTTGTTTATTTGAATCTCTAGTATACTCTTCCAATGTAATTTCATTTATTTCTTTTTTATAATTGTACTTATCAATAATCTTTATTGTCACAACCTTGTTTGTATTTTTTAATTTACCAGTTTGTTTACCTTTATAAACAACACTGTCTGGACATAATTGCATTATCACTAACCATCTTCTGTTATGCAATTTATAAATGTATTTTGGTGGAACATTTAATAATTTGTTGAATACACTTCTTCTGGGAAAATAGGCTGAATACTCTTTTTTAATATCACTCAATGGATTATAAAAGCTAGTTGATTCACTCATATATTAAGTATTGTTCTATTCTCTTAAATTGATTGCTGCGATTTATGAAGTAAACAGTATATTCTATAATACATTTTATTAAAAAAACCGCCATCAGTAATATGCCACATTACCCATTTGCCAACTCTTCTTCCATTTTTATATCTTCCTTTTTGTTCAATATTGCCATTTGGATACCAGAAAATCCATTTGCCTGCTTCATTATCATTTTTATATCTTCCTTTTATTTTCATCATTCCATTTTCATGCCACATAAAATATTTTCCATATTTATGTCCGTCAACATATTTTCCCTTTTCCTTTTTCTTCCCTGTTCCATAATAATTAATAAATTCACCATGCAACTTTCCATGTTTATATATTTCATCTTTTATCTTTATTCCCGTTGGATAATACTCGTGCCATTTTCCAACTTTTTCACCCATGTCATAATAACCAAACACTTTTGTTCTTTCATTTTCATGATATTCAATATATTTACCATCTTTTTTATCTAAATTATAATTACATTCTGTCTTTTTATTACCATTATAATAATATTCAGTCCAAATTCCCGATTTTTTTCCATTTATATAATTGCCTCTTACTTTTGTATTGTTATTCATATAAAATTCTTCATATACATCCACTAATTCATTTTTATAATAAATTGATGACAATTTTTTGTTGCCGTTCGGATACCACTCCACAGCCATTCCATGCATCAATCCACATGCATATAAATTATATTTTTTCATTTTACCATTTGGATGATATGAAACGATATTCCCCTCTAATTTGCCATCAGCATAATTTTCTTCCTTTTTTCTAATACCATTATTGTACCAATAAAGCACACGACCATATGTCCCATTTTCAACCATTGGGAATTCAACAGCTTTATCATTCTTAACAATCCAATCACATAAATTACCATGTATTCTTCCCTTTTCTAATATATATTCCACTCTTTTAGAACCATTATCATACCATTCGACGTACTTATCTGAAACAAGTCTTAAATAATAAGCTGGTTCAATAGATTTATAATAATGTATGCCATGAGTAACTACTTTGTTTAAATCATTATCAAAACTATCAGCAACCACTTCTTCTCCAACTACATATTCTATTTTTTTTTCTGTATATATGTCATTTGTTATTTTGTCAATTGTTTTACTTGGCTCATATTTGCTTATTATCAAAACAACTTTTAATTTATCAGCTCTAAAACATGCATAGCGTGCATCACTTACATTTGTTCTTTCTTCATTTGTTTTTGTTCCTATAATGTCATCTGTTGTGTTTATCTTTTCTAAAATCACAATATAGTCTCCACAAGATTTATAAACGCATATAGGATTGCTTATAAAATCTCTATATTTTTCTTTTATTAAGTCTAACATCAATATAGAATAAGACATGATATTTTTAATATAAACAAACTTTTGTTAATAAAGCTTTTCGATTTGTGTAGCAATACCATTTTTGTACATTGAAATTCTATATGGATCTCCATTTTTATTATATGTTAAAACTTCGCCTTCAATCAGCCCATTATTTAAAATTTGTACTTCATGAACAATTCCATTGTCATGATATGAATAAAATTCACCAAAATAGTATTTGAAATATTTTGATGACTTTAAACAATTATAGAATACTGGTTCGAGTGATTTCCATGCTTTTATATTAGATTCCCCGCATCCAATTCTATATGTGACAGTATTGTTATCTTTATTATATATGTCTAGTGATTTAGCCATAACCATTTGAACTTTTTCATCAAGATCATTAATATTAATAATTTCATCAATTCTTGCAAAATTTAAAATATACATACACATATTTTCATCATGTTTCATACCTGAATATTTCATGGGTGTGCGCGAATCACCAATATCATTTAAAACAAAAATGTGATTTGATATATTAATAAAGTATATAAATGGATCGCCCGTATATTTCTTCAATCTTTCTTTTACTTTGTCAAATGTTGGCAATTTATGAAAATCAACAATTTCTTTTTTGTTGTCATTCTCATAAATTTTTGTTTGTTCTTGTATGGGAAAACTAGAATCAAGCTGTCCGTCAACATATGTAACAATTTCTGTAATTTTGCCATCGACATCATAAATATTATAATCACCATGTAATTCGCCATCCTTATAGCTATATTCCTTCCACAAAATTCCATTAAAGTCGTATTCACGAACTTTTCCAGTGTACTGATGTCTAAATGGAGAACTCATAATATAATCTGCATAATATACATCCATATTTCTATATACTTCTGGCAACTCAACAATATCACCAATTTTACATTTTTTGTAATTCAATACAGTATCTGTTTTTTTTTCATATGAATTCATTGAAATAACATCGACAATTTCACCACTCTTCATATAATATCTGCAATATTCAGGATTTGATTCCATACTATTTTGTATAAATTGTTCGCTATTATCACTTTTGATAATGACAACTGATGTCCCATATGTATCAACTGCATAATAACAATCTTTATAATCTTTAAACAACTCTCTGAATTCCTCTAATGAAAGACATTTATTGCGCAGTGTATCAAAATTTACAATGTTTGTATGTTGATTATTTATTTGTTCAAGAGTTGCGTCTCTCATATTTTTAATATGATCTTCATAATAACTTATTGGTTCTGCAACATATGTATCATCATCTACATATCCATCATCATTTTTTTTCTCTTCAACACCTCCATCATCCCTCAGCTCTTCCACAATGGAATCCACTTCATCATTGTCACAAATTTCATCTGTATCGCTATAGCATGATTCATCTTCACTATTGTCTAATGTAAAGCGTGGTTCGATATGTTCCATTGTAACGAAAGTATAATAGACTATATGAATGATATAAATTTAGAATTTATGTTTCAATTTTTATTTTTTACTTATTTCAACAGGAAATAAGCAAAAAATAAAAATGATAAAAACACGCACAGTGCTTTTACAATTTTTATTTTAGTTCATGTTTTTGGCAAAAATTCATTTGTGTATAATAGTTCATTATTTTTCCAACATGTGTATTTAATTGGCAATTCATAATAAGAATAATTAAATTGTTCTCCGTTTCTCAATCCATTTTCATAACAACAGTCAAATGATTTTGCGCCATTCAAATGATATAACACAATTGTACCAGTAAAATGTGACATGTGGTGTGAATTATGCATTGCTTCATAATAAGCCCTCTTAAAAGATTTATAACATTCTACATTTTTTTCTTTCATAGATACAAAATAATTTCTGACCATACTTATCTTATTTGATACATCAAACATTGCATTTTCAATAGTTAAATGTTCAGCATACAAATTTTCAATATCAATAATATTTATTATTTGCATTTCTTCAAACACATATGTCGCATAATCTTCATAAATTATAATATCATTAATTATATCATTTAATTTGTCTGTTATCTTTTTATTTTTGTTTATGGGTTTCCAACATATAATGTATGAACTATATGTTGAATAATAATGATCATCTTTTAACAAATGATAAAAATCTTCTAATTTTGGATATTCACACATAAATAAAAATAATAAAATAATATCAAAGCCATCCCTCATCTAATTTTGGATTTGTGTCATAAATACTGAATTCTATTTGAATTTTATCATCAAACACATAACCATCTTCTTTTAATTTTTCTAATATGTCATCTTTATACTTTTGTGCCATTTGATATCCTTGATCATAAACACGAATTGTTAATAGTGGTTTGCAATTTGCTGAACATAGGTTATATGAGATTGCAACATTAGTATAATGTTTAATTTCATTTTCCAATGTCTCTAGATAATTTTCATTTTTTGTGTTATTTCCAATTTTAATATGAAATTCAAAATATGGCTTTCCACATACATTTTCATATTTTTCAACTAAATATTTTTCAGTTTCCTCATAATCTTTTTTGGTCAATGGCAAAGATGTCATATTATGCGACTCAATTTTCACTCTTACAACTTTAATTCCATATGACAACATTTCTTTCTCTATATTTCTTGCAACAATAATGGCATCCTTCTCATTATTTTTTCTGGTAAAATGACTGATCATAAGCTGATTATTTTTGACTTGTGACACTGCATATACAATTTTTAAGTTTGTTGTTTTTGACATTTTCTTGACGAATTTATATAATTTGACATAGTTGTCTTCTGGATCAACTGTAATATGAATTTCAAATATTCCATCGATATTTTTTTGATTATTAGTTGATGTTTGATCTAATAGATCTATTAAAAATCTATTATGTTTTCTAAATCTTAAAAAATCAATAAATAAGACAATATTTATTCATAACTTTGCTGCTAGGAATATTTTACAATGTGTTGTTATTTTTACATAACAACACATCCCTTATTTATTTTATTGCCATCTTCGTCAAAATCATCTCTTTGAATTACTTTGCCATTTGAATAAATACTTGTCTGTTTTAGTTTTCCATCATCATAATATGATCTTTGAATTATGTATTTGCTTACTATGTCATACATGATAAGACTGACTTTTTGTCCTTTTTCATTCCATTCTTCTCTTTTGCGAAAAATACCTTTTACATATTTGTATTCTAATTCTTTTTGTCCATTGTCATACCATTTTGCATATGTGCCATCCAAACCAGAAATATTTAAAGGCGCTTCATCAATTAATTCATCTAAATGGAGTGAATAAAAATAAGCAGGTACAATAGTTTTATGATAGTTTAATAATACATTATAAACAATATCTACACGCGGATCATCTTTTGATTTTTCATGATATTTAATTTTTTTAATTATTTCTCCAGCAACATATTTCAAATAGAACATTTTATTTGGTTCATATATATAAACATTATCAGTTACTTCATTACACTCAGTCATTTTATACATATCAATAATTTTTTCAACAAACAGCTTATTTGCTAAGTACAATGCATAGGTTTTATCAACAATACCATTTCTGTCTTCATCAGTTTTACTGTCTTCGAGTTTTGACAAAATTATTAAATATCTGCTACCTATAACTTTATAAATGTACTTTGGATTATTAAAAAAATCATTGTAATCACTTTTTAATTTCTCCACAATATCCATTATTTGTCACAATCAATAATAAATAAAATAGTATGTTATTGATTTTTCAATTTTTTATTTTTCTACATTATATTACATGAATTTTTTGTTTTGTCTATGTCTTTTGTCTTGTTACCTTCTTTATCCCATTCTTGGTATTTAATTAATTTTTGGTCACGATATTCTTCAATATATTGTACTTTTTCATTGTCATAATATGTTGTAACTATATAAACACCATCTTTATTACAACAATACATATGTAACTTGCCAGTAGGTGAATAGAATTTTGTTTCTATTCTTTTCCAATTATTTGTATCTCTATATATAATACAATCTTCATACAATTGTCCATTATTATGCCATGATTTATAATATAAACTATTTCCATTCTCAAACATACATTCAATCCATAATTGTCCAGACTTGTACCATTTACAATATTTGCCATTAAAACCTTTTATATGTGTGTTATGATGTGCAATAGGCAAGTTGTTAAAATAGGCTGGTTCTATATTCTTGTAATGTTCTATCCAAGAATTATGTACAAGGGTTGTTCCATCAGTCCATTCTAACTTTTTAATTATTTGTCCAGTAACATATTTTAATTTGTAATTGACAGGATTCCAACTTATTGTTTCACTTACTTCATCACATTCAGTCATTTCATTGATATTTATGATTTTTTCAACGAATAATTTATTTGCTGAATACATTGCATACTTTTCGTCAACAATATGACTACACAATATCTTTGTATTGTCAAGTTTTGAAAAAATAATTAGGTATTTATCACCAATACATTTATATACATATTTAGGATTGTCAAAGTAGTCTTTGAAGGTACTTTTTAATTTCTCTATGATATCCATTATTTGTTATGACCATAATAAATAAAGGCGTATGTTGTTTAAAAATCAATTTTTTTATTTATATTTTCGCCTTTAAGCGAAAATATAAATAAAAAAATGATAAAATTCCTCTGGGGATATTTTACAATTTTTTATCGTAAATTATTTAATTGAGATGGAACGATTCTTTCACCATGCAATACTAAATTGCCATTCACATCATATGTTTGTAATAGTGAACCTGTTGATATTTTTGTGTTAACAAATTTTGAAAAAAAATCACCATTTTCATCATAACATTTTAATGTATATATATTGTTTATTTCATCATATGATGATTCAGTTGCCAATTTTCCATTTGGATGATATGTTTTGTGAACTTCTATATTCATATTTTAATAGATATAAAATATAAATATTAAATTAACTTACATTAACAATTTTAATCTCATCTCCAAAGCTAATAGTTGTTGCTTCTAAATCGTCATTCTTTGTAATTTTGTCAATCATATCTGTGTCACTAATTTTTACTGTTATGGTGTTTCCATCTTCATCAACCATAAAAACTTCATATATGTCAATATCATCAGTTTCTTCTAATGTCATTATTTTGTATTTTTTAGTAACAATACAAGGAACATCAATTTTGTCTCCTGTTGATTCTATAAAAACGTGTTTTTTGTTGTTAAAAATGTCACTTGCTGTAATATGTGCTTTTGCTCTGCCATGTTTCCCTGTTTTACTTTTTGAAAGTTTTGTTATCTTCAATGGTCTATTTTCATGTATTACATAATCACCCTGTCTTAAGGCAGAAACTTCTTCTATTGTAATGGACATTTACATCAATATTGAATAAAAATTGACTTATACTTATGTTGGATGTTTTATATGGTATGTTGCGTAAAACACATAATAATAATCTATTATACGTATGTATAGCAAATGTTAAAATTTCTTAAGTTGTTATTTCCATTATCAAATGAAACTGAAGTAGAAAATATTAAAAATCAATTAAAAGAGGAATTAAAGGCTGAAATAAAAAAAGAACTAAAGGAAGAAATATTATATGAATTGAAAAGTGAATTCAATTTGGTTCCAAAAGTAATTGAAACAATTGTTCCAATTGAACTTCATCACAGTGAAAATACAGAGGTTGTCATAGATGTAAAAGAAGAATTGCCAACAAAAAATGGATTGAAGCCATATGTGTTGTCAACTGGAGAAGTATGGGTTGCAAGACCATATACAATGGCAGACGGTACTGAATGGACACCAAGACCACCAATGAAATATGGCGATTATTACTATGATGATGGAGTGTCAAGAGTACCAGTTGAAATTATGGACGACAAAATGAATTTAAGAGTTAAAGCAAGGGCTGCACAAGACGCTGAAGCATTAAAAGCATTGCCGCCACAAGAGGAAGCACAGAAAGCATTTAATGAATTTATGGCAAGACAAAATCAGGCTGCAACCGAAATATATAATCAGACATCTAATACAGATTCAGAAATTATTTCGGGAACACATGAATATAAATATCGATTAGTTGATTCCACAATCAAATTAGATGATACTGATGATAAAAAAAAAGACTGATTATCATTAAAAAAAATCTTCACATATAAATATGTCTCTTTCATCACAACATCTCCACAGACCAAATTTCATACCATCTCTCAATTTTCCCACTGATCTAGTATATGATATATTCGTATAATATATAATATCTTCCTCTACACCTATAACGTTACCTTTCCAAAATTTTTCAGTACACCTAATTTCTTTTACATATGAAGTAGAACACGCAGATGGTTCCATTGTTCTTGTATATTTCATTGCTTTTGTAAATTCATTTATTCTAAAAACAATTTCTTCCTTGAGTTCATGTTCATCATGATTAGTTTCACCAATATATGAAAAATTATAACCATTTATATATTTCGTATAATATTTCCATACACCCACTTTCAAACAGTCTTTTATATATCCAATTCCATATTCCATGCCATTTTTGGTATATAACTTACACTCTTTTGCTTCACCAAAGTTTAAAGTGTCGCATTTGACTGGAACATCGACACCTGCATCATGACTCTCCAACTTGAGGGAAGCCATTTTGACATATTTAAGAAAAATATATTAGAATATGGTCTAAAACTAATGTGAATGATAGACATATGAACTTTCAATTTTTTTAATTATATTTTCTCCTTTAATGATAAAATCGCGAACAGCGATTTTACAATTTTTTATTATTGTTCAGTATCGTTTAAACAAAATGATAAAATCGCGAATAGCGATTTTACAATTTTTTTAATTATATGTATTTTCTTTAAAAAATACATATGATTAAAAAGACATAAAGATAGTTTTAATGTTTATGTCTATATGGAAAAAGAATTTTTAGACTTTGATGATGTTAAAAATAATAAATATCCTATTTATATTTTATCAAGAGAATTAGATGGATTATCAAAAACAACATATGTAAGATGTTATACAAATTCGAAATTAGTACACTTTATTCCAGAATCCCTTAAATTTAAATTGTGTGATTATGTTTGTCTAAATCCAAAATACAATAATGGAAACAATGATGAAATCAAAAGAGCAACAGATGTCGTTGGTTTTAGAATAAGCAATTTTTATTTAGATCAAATTAGTAAAGAAAATTGAAAAATATCCCTAGCGGGAATTTTATAATTTTTTTAATTATATTTTATCCTAAAAGATAATTAAAAAAATTGAAAAACTAAAAATAAATATAAGTAAACATAGATATTTAATAATCAAATGGATAAAAAGTATTTAGACTTCAAAACAATCAAGAAAAATGCATTACCACCCAGAAGTGGCATTGATTTGTTCAGCACATCTTTTGATTACCATATAAAAACCTCTTTTGTCAAATGCTATACTAAATCAAATTTGTCTTATGTGTTGCCACTAGAATATGGTTATAAGAATTTGAAATATAAATGCATACATCCAGATTATGATAATGATAAAATGGTTAAAAAAGATTTAAAAAAAGCAACTCATTCCACATTATTTGAAATACGTAATGATGAATTAAATAAAATGACAAAATCGTGAAAAATTGTAAACAATTTATTCCAACCAGTCACCATATGTGTGTTTTGCACTCACAAATTCACCATTATCATAAGTGTATTCTAATACTCCAATTTTATTTAATTTCTTATCAACACCACACATTTTCCTAATACCATTGAATTTTCCATCTTTCATTTCAGACCGAAAAAATATTTAAAAGTATTTAACTTTACTATATATATGAAATCTAAAGATGTTTTAAGAATTTTAGGTATTTCTAGAGTTACTTTATGGTCTTATGTCAAATTCGGTAAAATTAAAGTTACTAAACTTTCTAATGGGTTTTATGATTATGATGATAAATCTGTTTACGACTGTGCCGGAAAAAAAATAAAGTTAACATTATTTATGCAAGAGTTTCTACCTATAAACAAAAAGATGATTTGAAAAGACAGGTTCAGCTACTTGATAAATATTGTCTAGCCAATAAAATTGTCGTTGATAAGACTTATTCTGAGATTTCTTCTGGTATTGATTTAGACAGAAAAGAGTTTAATTCAATGCTTAATGATATTTTTCAGTACAAAGTTGATAAAGTCATTATTTCTAATAAAGATCGCCTAACAAGACTTTCATTTGTTACTCTACAAAAGATTTTTCAGCAATTTGGAACCACTATTGTTGTTGTTAATCAAACAAAAAAGAGTTTGTCTGATGTTGATGATATTTTTGAAGAACTTATTTCAATGATGCATTATTTCTCCACAAAAAAATATTCTCAGCGCAAAAATAGTCTTAATAAAAATGAATAATTCTTCATATCATATAAATTTATTTAAAGATAAATTTATATTCTTTATTTATGAGTGTTAATGATGAA